AGAACTCAAATGATTTAATTAAAAATTTCAAACGAGAATGTCAATCGGAGAACGTCAGCCACCATATAGCAAAACCCCTGTTATATGCTGTGCTTTATTAGGGGTATTAAAATTTATGTCATACACAAAAAGTAAAATTAAAAGAGAACGTTATTTAGCCGATTGGGATTTCTGGAAAGTTTCAGAAAGAGAAACTAATGGCACTAAAGGTTTTGAAATTCATTGGTCGGAAGATGGCGAATGTATAACAGACCACGTTTATACAAAAGAAGATGCTGATTTAATTGCAGCAAGTCCATTAATGTTAGAAACTTTGAAATACCTAAAAATGAGAGGTGGATTAGGTTTGGATATTCATAGTCTAATTGACAAAGCTATTAATTGTGCAGAGGGTCGCACAGCATAGCATATAACGGTGGTGCTATGTGTTCGGTTGGGACTTCAACGTACTACCGTATCACACGAAACAAAACTAAATTAGATGCAGAACGATTCAAATACCGATAAAACCCAACTGGCATATAGCACGTGTTACGCGCTGCCATTGCTTACTCATGGTTCTTTATTTTCAGGCGTTGGAGGATTTGAAGAAGGTGCTGAACGAGCTGGAGTAAAAACACTATGGAACTGTGAATTTGAGAATTTTCAAAGAAGTATTTTAAAACAACATTATAAAGACAATGAACAATATACAGACGTGCGAACCGCAAACATATCCACGAAAGTTGACATTATTAGTGGAGGATTTCCATGCCAAGACATTAGCGTTGCGGGAAAAATGGAAGGTATCAAAGGAGAACGCTCTGGGCTGTGGAGTGAAATGTTTAGAATTACACGGGAGCTTAGACCTAAATACGTCATCATTGAAAACTCGCCAGCTTTGCTTATTCGAGGATTTGAGCGGGTCTTATGCGACCTTTCCGAAATCGGGTATAGCACAGAATGGCAGTGTATTTCAAACATCGCTTTTGGATACCCACACAAAAGAGAAAGATTATATGCTATTGCCTACTCCAACGAAAAGCGATTACAAAGCGACATTTGCACAAATAGAGGCTTTGAATCGATATTTAGAAAGTGGACACCAAATCAGAATGATGGATATACTTTGTCAAAAAGGATTCACGAAATCGGACCGAGTGAAATTATTCGAAATGGTAATGGGTTTCAATCATGGACACACAGAGTTGGTTCAATTGGAAATGCAGTAAATCCGACAATCGCTCATTATTTATTCGAATGTATCAAACGACACGCTGCCGCCTCTTATGGTTGCGCGTAACGTATCGGGGCTTTGCGTAGTAGCCCTTAGTATAAACTTAAAATTAAACCACGACACTTGATAGGGCTATTACGCAAAACCCTTGTTATGTGCCGTTAAATTTAGAACGATGATTGACTTTACAAAAGAACTGGATAGATTTTCAAATAAAAGTATTTCGTTTGAAATCAATTCCAAAACAAATGAACTTGAAATTGATAGTGAGGAATACACAAAAAACGGATTAAGTGTTGATAGGCATACTTTTAATTTGTCAAAAGACGAAGCTAAAATGATAGTTGAATACTTGTTTGAGTGGGTGTCTACTTAATGGCACATAACGGTTTGCAGCTACACGCAGTAGCCGAAGGGTTGGCTTGTGCGGTCGGGGCTATTGAGTGTAGGTGCTGTTAGCTGCTGTTTTTTTCTCTTTGATTTTCCGCGATTTATAAAATAATTGAAAAATATCTTTGAAAAAGTTTGCACAATCAAAATAAGCGTTGTATATTTGTATCAACAAAAACGGTAAAACAATGACAACTTTAAAAAACACAACAGGAAGCAAAGCAGTAAACATCTCAACTGATGCAACTGGAAACGTAAGAGCAATGTATGTTCAAATCTATAACGGAGAGCAACAAGTTTTGCAAGCTAAAACTTTTACAACTGTAAAAAATGCAGAGAAATGGGCAAACAAAATACTAAACTAAAGAGAGGGGGTAAACGCCCCTTTTCAGGGGCAAAGCAAAAATACGGAGAGAAAACTAAAACTATTGCTTTCCGTGTGCCTGAAAGCAAAACAGATGAAATAAAACTAATTGTAAAAACAAAACTTCAAGAATATGAGTGCAAAAGAGAAAGCAAATGAAATTTTTGATAAAATGTATCAAAATCAAGAAACAACAGCTATCGGTGGCAATCATTCACAATACGGAAACGCGAGGCGTTGTTCATTATTGTTGGTTGATGAAATTCTAAAAACAGATTTAAGGTCAAGCCCTTACGAAAAAGAAAGTCAGTATGATTATTGGAAAGCTGTCCGTGTTGAGTTGGAGCGTCTTTAAAATAGCAGCTAACGGCTACGGCTATATGCAGTAGCGGATTTGAAACACAAAACTTTAAATAAACAACGAATGATGATAGTAGAACAAATGTTAAAAAACGCACCGAACCCGCTATTGCATATAGCCGATGTTAGCGGTAGTGCTTTATTTCAGGGCGATTGCTTGGACATTATGCCTTTAATACCTGATAACAGTATTGATTGCATAATTACAGACCCACCATACGGAACAACGGCTTGCAAGTGGGATAGTGTTATAGATTTTAACTTGATGTGGGAACAGTTAAATAGAATAATAAAGCCCAATGGTGCAATAGTTTTATTCGGTAGTGAACCATTTTCAAGTGCTTTAAGAATGAGTAACATTAAAAACTATAAGTATGATTGGATTTGGGATAAAAAGAAAGGTGGAAATATTATGTTATTGAAACAACAACCTTATAAAGTACACGAAATAATAAGCGTTTTTAATACGAATAAAGAAACCTACTACCCAATAATGGAAGCACAAACACCAAGAACAGGTAAGACATACAGTGCTGGCGAAGCGAACGGAATTAAAAACTATGGCGATTTAAGGCACTATGATAAAAAATACCCTAAAAGCATTTTAGAAATAAGCAATGCAACCCAAAAGGGAAAACAACACCCAACACAAAAGCCAGTTGAACTTATGGAATACCTGATTAAAACATACACCAACGAAGCCGAAACTATTTTAGATTTTACTATGGGTAGTGGAAGCACATTGGTTGCTTCTAAAAATCTAAACCGTAAATTTATTGGGATTGAAAAAGAACCTAAATATTACGATATTGCCTGTCAGCGATGCGGTTTTTAGCATTACCGCTAACGTTTTCGGGCTTGGCGAAGTGGCTGAACTTGAAGCTAAATAGAATTACTAAACATTAAAATTAAAAACGAATGTTGATAGAAGAACTAAACAGCCATTTTGCCAAACCCGTGTTATCGGCTGGCACGGGTAATTTACTGGAACTTTTCGCTGGATCGAGAAGCGTTGGAAAGGTTGGTGATGAACTTGGAATGAATGTTTTTTCCGTTGATTGGCAAAACTTTGAAGGTATTAATTTGGCTATTGATATTGGCGAAATGAAAACAAGCGATGTGCCTTTTATCCCTGATGTGGTTTGGGCATCTCCAGATTGTACTACTTATTCAATTGCAGCTTGTTCAACTCATAGAACAAATAGTATTGAGCCGAAAAGCGAATACGCTAAAAAGTGCGATCAAGTAAATCAGCATTTTATCGGACTTATAAAAGAATGGCTAAAAGTAAATCCAGATATGGTATTCTTTATTGAAAACCCAAGAGGCATGCTCCGTAAAATGCCATTTATGCAAGAATTTAAAAGGCACACAATATGGTATTGCCAATATGGTGATGATAGAGCAAAGCCAACGGATATATGGACTAACAGTAAAGATTGGCAACCAAGGCCAATTTGTCACAACGGAAACATAAATTGTCATCACCAACCTGCACCGAGAGGCAGTAAGACAGGAACGCAAGGGCGAAAAGGTAGTTATGAACGGTCTATAATTCCACGAGAATTATGTTTGGAAGTACTCAGTAGTGCTTGCCGATAACGGCTGCGTGTATAAAACGTAGCCACGCACAACACTTGATTATAAAACACTAACCTTGATTGGCTATGTTTTATACACGTTGTTATGCCTCGTTTATTATTTATTTTACAATTATTATTAAAATATTAGTCAATTTACTTGCATATTACAATTATTCACATTATATTTGTAGAGTAATTCAAAAACAAACGATATGAAAAACGGTAGAATAAACGAAAGAAACATAGGTAGCCATAAATTAGATGGTGGTGCTAAAAGAGCAAAGGCTGTTATAAGCCGTTTTTCTTCTACAATTGAAAAACAACAATCTTTCTACAATGAATTAAAAGCATTGTTAGTTAAATATAATGCTGAATTAACTATTGAAGATTTTGGTAGAAATTGGCAGTCCGATGAAAAGATGGTTGTTGATTTTAAATACGATGAAAGTTTCTTTGAAAAGGAAAACACAGGTATTATTCCGCAGTTGGTTTTAGGTCGTTACGAAAATG